AGATTTGGAAGAAAGAAAGATAGAGTTTTACGGCTTATCACTCCCAAGCCGTGTTGGAAAATCTACTATGTGTATTTTCTTTATGTCATGGATAATGGGTAAAAGACCAAATAGCCATAGTGCCATGGGTGGTCATTCTGGAAAACTGGCAAAAGGATTTTACGGAGAACTTCTTAATCTCATTAATACACAGGAATACAAATATAGTGAAATTTTTCCACAGTCGAAACTTCAAAAACAGAGTGCTGATGATTTTGAAATAAACCTGGACAAGCCAGATAGATTTGCAACAATGACTTGCCGTGGTATTGAAGGTACTTGGACAGGTGCCGTTGATATTTCTTCCGATGGTTATTTGTATGTGGATGACCTTGTAAGAGATAGACAACATTCATTAAGCCCCACCCGATTAGAAAATACATATCAAGAATATCTGAATAAGATGGTTGACCGTAAGATTGACGGCGCAAGGGAGCTTATGGTTGGAACCAGATGGAATTTATATGACCCTCTCGGAAAAATCGAGAAGCTAAATCACGATAATCCAATGTATCGGTTTAGAAAAATTCCAGCTTTGAATGATGAGGGTAAATCGAATTTCGATTATGAGTATGGCGTTGGATTTTCAACAAAATATTATGTCGATATGAAAGCTAGATTAGACGCTAACGAATGGGAAGCCAAATATCAGCAAAAGCCCTTCTTACGTGAAGGAATTGTGTTTGCAGCTGACGAATTGAGATATTATAACGGCGTTCTTCCAGAAGGTGGATTTGTTAAAAATGTTTCTGCCTGTGATGTTGCGTGGGGTGGCGGTGATAGCTTATCAATGCCAGTGGGCGCAGAATACGAAAATGGAGATGTGTATATTTATGACTGGATTTTCAGCACGGCACCAAAAGAAGGAACATTGCCATTAGTTGTTGGAAGAATCATGGGTAATAATATTCAATCCATCAATTTTGAAGCAAATAATGGTGGCGATATGTATGCCTATTATGTAAATGAACGGTTGAAAGAACATAAATACGCTTGCAGCACGACCAGTACAAAAGCACCTTCAAAACAAGCAAAAAAAGAAAAAATAAATCAATATTCCGGGGATGTTAAGCAAAATTTTATATTTTTGGCTCCGAAATATCAAGATAAACAGTATCAAAAGGCTATGGATGAATTAACTACATTCGTCTATATTGGTGATAATGAACATGATGACGCTGCCGATGGAGTTACGCAGCTTGCAATAACGCTTGCCGGCAAAAGATTTGCAGAAGTAAAAGCAACCAAAAATTTTATGTGGGGAAGGAGATAGAGTATGATGACTACATCTCAATATTTACGCCAGATTGAAAATTATGATAACAGAATCAAAAATAAGCTTATCGAAGAAGAACAGCTCAGTTCTCTTTCCACAAGTGTATCTGCAATTCCTGTTGGAGAAAAGGTACAAACTTCTGTAAAACGTGATCCGATGGGAGATATGATTGCGAAGATATTTGATCTGCGAGAAGAGATTTCAGAAATGATATCTGAATTTTTACAAAAAAGACAAGAAATAGTCCGAACCATAGAACAGGTTGAAGATCCATTACTATATGACATATTATTTAAGCACTATGTTGAGTACAAATCTTTGGTTCGCATTGCAGATGAGATGGGTTATTCTGAAATACATATTAAGAAAAAACACTTAAAAGCTTTGGCAGAAGTAAAAAAGATAAAAGGTTTTGAAAGATGATACCGAAGTATACTGAATGATACCGCCAATATGTGTAAAATATAAAGTAGAGCATTGGATTAAAATATCCAGTGCTTTTTATTTTTCAGAAAGGATGGTTCGGCTCGTGAGAAATACAATGAATTTTGTAGATTTATGCCGAGGTGAGTTCGGGCGAAAAGTGGCCTACACAGGCGTTGACCGAATCACTCCACAAAATGTAGTAAAAGTAGTATCAGATACAATTGGCATACATAATAGAAACCGAACATTAATTGATTACTTGTATCGGTACATGAAAGGCGATCAGCCGATATTATACCGAAACAAAATAGTCCGTCCAGAAGTTAATAACAGAGTGGTTGAAAATCACGCGTTTGAAACTGTAAAATTTAAAGCTGGACAGATTTGTGGGGAGCCAATTCAATATGTATGTAAAAAGAAAAATGCAGATGAAAAAATAAATGAGCAAGTTGACCTTCTGAATGACTATTTGGATGAAGCCAATGCAGATGCAAGAAACATCCAAAGGGCAATATACCAGAGTGCAACAGGAACTTCTTATAAGGCTATTCTGAAAGAAGAGGACTGGACAGAAAACGGAGATTTACCACCGTTTAGAATTTTTATTCCGTATCCTGGTGATTGTTACATTGTATATTCGCAGAGGAACGGAAAACCAATGCTGTCCGTTCAGATTTTGAAGGATGAAGATGAGCAACAATACTACTTATGCTATTCAAAGAACCAGTTTTTCAAAATCACGAATGGAAAAGTAACCGAATATGGCATCAACGGTTTTGGTGGGATTCCTATTGTTGAATGCCCGAATAATCATGACAGGCTTTCGGACGTTGAAATTGCAATCACATTATTTGATGCAATCAACAAATACCAGTCTGATAGATTAAATGGCGTTGAACAGTTTGTGCAATCCTTTATGAAGTTCAAGAACTGCGAGGTAGATAAAAACGAGTTTTTGGAAATGGTAAAACTTGGCGCCATCTCTGTTAAAGATACTGGAAATGGCTGTCAGTCGGATGTTGAACTGATGACCGCTGAATTGAATCAATCAGAGAGCCAGGTTGCAAAGGATGATATCTACAATAACATGCTGATTGTGGAAGCAATGCCAAACCGCCAAAGCAATAGCGGAGGGGATACAGGAAATGCTGTATACCTTCGTAATGGATGGGACTTCGCAGAAAGAGATGCAAAATTGGTAGAAGCATTCACCAAGGAAGCTGAAAAGGAATCTGCTAGAATCATTCTGAATATTATCCGTGGTACATCAAATGATGTTAATATCTCAACCAGAGATTTTGATGTAAAGATAACCAGAAACCCAACAGACAATATGCTTGTAAAAGCACAAGCACTTGATTATCTGTTCAAAAATAAAATTCATCCGCTTATTGCACTGATTACTTGTGGGCTATTTAGTGATCCGCAGAAAGTCTACGAAATGAGTTTACCGTATCTGGGAACTATTTACCCGGAACTGGCAGACCCGGAAGCGGAAATGCAGAAAGCACAGCAATTACTTGACGGAAAGTTTCAAAATCCGTCCAAAACAGAACCAATGGCAAATTCTCCATCTAACGAAGAATGAACCAAATTTCGATTATTTAAGGAGTTTTAGAGAAATCTAAGGCTTCTTTTTTAATACACAAAATCAAATAAATTGCAACAGCCCGTGAGCGTAAATCGGGTACAGACCATGTGCGGAGCGAACCGTGTTGAAAAAGCGTATTGGACTGGAAGAAAGGAGATTTCAATGACAAGAGAACAGGCAAAACAGGCACTTATCGGTATGGGAGTTGCAGAACCTTCCGAGGAACAGGTTTCTAAGCTTCTTGATTCTATTTCTGCTGAAACTAAGAAAGAGAAAGACAAAAATGTTTCTCTGAAGGAAAAAGCTGAAAAAGCAGATTCCCTGGAAAAAGAGTTGGAAGAGTTGAAAAAGCAGAATATGACCGAAGCAGAACGGCTAGAAGCTGAACGCAAGAAAGAAAAGGAAGCAGTGGATAAGGAGTTAGCTGATTTGAAAGCTGCGCTTGCAGAATCCAACAAAAAAGCCCTTACCAGTGAAATTACTTCTATGTTCGCAAATGCAGGACTTTCAACCGAAACATACGCGAGTGCTATTAAAGCATACGCATCTGCACCGTATGAGAAACCAGAAGATGCAATGAAAGAAGTCGAAACTTTTGTTAAGGGAGTTTCCGAAGCAAATAAAACAGCACTTGATACCGCAAAAGCAGCTTGGGAGAAGGAAGCATTGGAAAACACTCCGAATCCGGGCGGTGGTAGCGGTGGGAAAGCTACAGTAAAAAGTGATGCTGCTGAATTTGCAAAAGCTTACTCAGCAAAAAAGAACCAGGAAACTAAATCAGTGGACGGTAACGCCCCTGTAAATATTTAAGTAAAGGAGATATAAATAATGGCTTTTATGAAAACAGAGCAGTATGAGTCCACTCCAAATATTCTTGAATCTGAGGTCGGACTTGTACTCAAAACCTACACAGCAGACCAGACAAATGCTGAAACAGTTGGAACTAAGAAAATTATCAAAGCAGGTTCCGTATATCCAACAAATGCGACAGGCGCAATCGGCATTGTATTTGAAGATGTTGATATGACAGATGATACCAAGAGACCAATTTCTGTGATTGTCTCAGGACGTGTTCTTGAAAAGAGACTTCCAGTAACAGTTGTCACTACTGCAAAAACAGAGCTTGAAGAATCCGGAATTGTTTTTGTAGTCACAGAAGACCCAGTATTTTAAGGAGGTATGACAAATGCCATTTAATATTTTGGAATCAATTACCCAAGAAGAAAGACTTAATTTCTCTCAGAATTTCAGCGTTAAAAGACCAGGTATCCTCGATACCATTTTCCCAGATACAAAAACCCAGTATCTGAAAGCAGAGTATTACAGACTTATGGCTGGACAGAATCTCCCGGAAGTTGCATTCGTCCACGCTCTTGATAGCGAAGCAGAAATCGGCACAAGACCTGGATTTGAAAAAGTCCTGACTGAAAAACTCTTCATTAAGAGAAAAATCAATCAGTCCGAAAACTTACGGCAGGCAATTGAAAACGGTGTGCCGGATAATGAAGCACTGAAAAACTTTGTATTTGATGATGCAGCCAGACTGTTCGAGGGCGTTGTTACAAGAGCAAATGTTATGAAAGGACAGTTCCTTTCCACTGGTGCTGTAACAATCAAAGAGAACCATGTTGACATGGGAATTGACTATGGCGTTCCAGCAAGTGCAAAAGTAACGCTTACTGATTGGTCTAAGCCAGATGCAGATATCATGGGCGATATCCAGAAAATGGTAGCTGTAGCAGAAGGCAATGGCTATGTAGTAAACAAAGCTGTTACTTCTCTTAAAATGATTAACTACATGCGGAACAACACTGCAATGCAGACAGCTGTTCTGGGTGCTGCAAATAAAAGGCTTCTCACAAAGCAGGAGCTTGCCAATCTGCTTATGCAGGAATATGGAATCACAATTGATCGTTGTGATGAGAACTTTAATTTCAGAAAAGCAGATGGAACCCTGAAAACAGCCAGATACCTCAAAGAGGATGTATTTACTCTGTATGAAGCAGATGCTAACGGTTCTTTCGGTGTTGGCCTCTGGGGTGTGACACCAGAAGAGCTTGAATACAGACAGTTTATCCAGGAAGAGAATCGTTCCTTTGTTACTCTTTCCATGTGGGCTACACCAGACCCAGTTGCAGTGTGGACAAAAGCATCCGGTATGTTTGTTCCGGTCGCACCGAAAGCTAACGGCGGTATCGTTATCGGTACCAAGGCGGGGGAATAACCGGGCATAGTCTCGATGAAAACAGCCAGTCACCATCTGTAGCAAGTGTTTACAATGAATCAATACATAAGTATACAGAAAGCGAGTTGTCTAATATGACTGTATCTCAGTTAAGACAGCTCGCAAGTGATAACGGCTATGCCCTAACAGCAACTAATAAGGCTGGAATAATATCAGAGATTTTATCTCAGCAAAGGTAGGTGATTAAATGGACGAACAGCTTATAGAAGATTTGACAAATTATCTTGAAGATGATGTAGAAACAGCGAGGATGATTCCTCTTTCAGCAGAGAGGGCTATTCGTTCATTTAAGAAGAAAAGGAATTATCCTTCATCCTACAGTGATGAGAAAATAAATTCCGATATGGAAAACTGCTATGATTGCATATTTGATTTGGCTCTTTTCTTTCTGGTGAAACAGGGAGCTGAATTTCAAGGATCACATTCCGAATCTTCTGTAAACAGAAATTGGACTTCCGAAACTGAAATTTATGTAAATCATGGTGTTTTTCCATTTATCGGATTCTAAGATGGTGTGTGCGTGATACGTCAATCCTCCCACGTATCGCAGGGGTGCTTCAAATTAGGTGGGTAGAAGCAATATCTTAAAAAATGGGAGTGATGGAAAGGAATAGCGATGGGATGTGAACACGAGTGTATCAACGAACACCGCTTGAAAGAATTGGAAAGTGCCGTCCATGAGATGAAAGAAAAGCATTCCAAAAGGGATGAAGGCTTTTTTAATCGTATCAATGTGCTAGAACAGAAAATTGCTTTATACAACAACGATCTGGGACACATCAAAGATACAGTTGACGAAATGAACGACAATTTAAAAGCACTCATGGAAAAACCAGGAAAATTACAGGACAAAATTATTGCTTATGTTATAACTGGCATAATTGGTATTGTTTTAGGCTTTGCCCTTAAAGGCATTTTCCCGGTGTAATATTGATTCCACTAACAGGGAGGACGGTGGAATGGATAATTATAAAGACTTTTCGGAAGATGAAAGAATCTTCTATTTGCGTGAAGCTGGATTTGATTCCAGAGAAAAAGAGTTATTCCGATTGCGTGTTTACGAAGAAAAAACACTTGCAGAAGCTTCAGAAATCATGGGCTACAGCACAAGAACCGTAGACCGCATAAACAGAAAATTAAAGAAGAAAATTATGAAAGTTGCCCCGATGTATTGTCGGGGCTTTTCTTTGTATTCATAAAATGTGGCGTATTTATGGCGTTATCATGGCGTGTTAATCAACCTCTTATTATTGTAAAATATAGTTATAAAAACAAGGGAGGTTTGAGATATGCAGTATGGTAATCCGTATTTTGCGCAACCATTTCAACAAATACAGCCGTATCAAGATAGATTAGCACAATTGCAGAATAGTTATCAGCAGGCAATGCCATACGGACAGGCACAGATTCAGCAACCAATACAACAAATGCCACAAGTACCACAAATCCCCATGTTGCAAGGACAGATGGTTGATGGCATTGATACTGTAAAGGCAAAAGACGTAGATATGTCTGGGAACCCTGTCTATTATCCAAAAACTGACGGTACAGAAGTTTACCGAAAACAATTACAGGCAGATGGAAGAAGTAGAATTTTCACTTATAGACTTGTAAATGAAGGAGAACAACCAGAAAGCAATAACACAAATCAAGTTGATATTGTTTCGCTGATTAACCAACTTCGTGATGATGTTCACGCAGAGATTTCTGAAATTAAAGAATTATTGCCAATACAATCTGAACCGCCCAAGACACAGAAGGGAGGTAATCAGAGATGAATTTCAACCCAAATACAATAATGAAACAAAGAATTCAGCAAATGATTTCTCAAAGGTTCGGAAGTGTTGATAACATGATGAACGATATGAGTAAATTTGCTGGAAACAATCCAACATTAAAAAATGCTCTTGATTTATACAAACATGGTGATACGGAGCAACTACACCAAGTTCAGCAAAATATATTTAAAGAAAAGAATTTTTCTCCCGAAGGAATTTTAGAAAAATTTTTAGGGATGAAATAACTTCCCCATAATTGGGTGATTTGGAATCGCTACAATTTGGGATGACAGCCGCGGATGTCTCCTATTGTAAATAAAATTTAAGGAGACTAAAAACATGATGAATGGTTCAAATTATAGTCTTAGCGACATTGCAGCCGCTACAGGCTCTAATAACCGTGCAAACGATATGTGGGGCGGCGATGGTTTTTCTCTTATCTGGCTTGTCCTTATTTTCGCAATCTTCGGCTGGGGCGGTTTCGGCGGCTTTGGCGGCTGGGGTGGCAATGGCGGAAACGGTACAAATGGTGCAGGTTTCCAAGGATGGGCTACCCGTTCAGATATCAATGAGAGCTTTGCTCTGAATGATATTCAGAATGGCATTAGAGGTGTTCAGCAGGGTATTTGCGATAGCACATATGCGCTTAACAATACCATGCAGAGTGGCTTCAATGGCGTGAACGTTGGAATGCTTCAAGGTTTCAACGGCGTTCAGCAGGCAATCAATGCTGATACTGTAGCCGGTATGCAGAATACCAATGCATTACAGTCTCAGTTAGCAAATTGTTGCTGTGAGACCAGAGAAGCTATACAGGGTATCAACTATAACCTGGCTACCAACACTTGTGCTCTCCAGAACACAATGAACAACAACACCAGAGACCTTCTGGAAAATCAGAATAGCAACACAAGAGCAATCCTTGATTATCTTTGCCAGAAAGAGACAGCAGACCTCAGAGCAGAGAATCAGGCACTTAAACTGGCGGCTTCACAGTCCGACCAGAATGCGGTATTACAGGCGGCTATGAACGCAAATACAGCAGAAATTCTCAGACGCACTGCACCGCTTCCGGTTCCTGCATATCCGGCAAGCAACTTGTATGGATATTATGGAAGCTGTGGATGTGGGGGAAACAACGGTTGTTGCTGATTTTATCATTGAATTAAATTAAAAATTGAATATGTACCGTTATTATGATATAATAAAATTATCATAGGAGGAACGGTGCATGGTTAATCAAGATTTAATAGGTCAAAAATTTGGGAAACTTACAGTTGAATCTAGCGCAGGAACCAATAAGTGGAAACATAGGTTATGGGAATGCAAATGCGATTGTGGCAATATTGTGATCGTAGACACATCTAGACTAAGAAATGGTCACACAAAAAGTTGTGGATGTTTACACCCAAAAGCGGAAGATTTGGCAGGAAAGCGTTTCGGAAAATTGACCGTAGTAAAGAAAATAGGCAGGAAAAATCGTTCTAATTATTGGCAATGTCATTGCGACTGTGGCAATGATGTCAATTGCTATCAATACAATTTAATGAGGGGAACAAGTACATCTTGCGGATGTTTGCGAAGTTATTACTCAAAACAAAGTAGAAACTGTCATGGAGAATCAACCGGAATTTTATATAAAAAATGGTCTTCGATTAAAACAAGATGTACTAACCCAAATGACCCGCACTATAAAGACTATGGTGGACGTGGAATTAAATTGTGTGATGAGTGGCAAGAATATTGGCCGTTTAGAGAATGGGCTTATGCGAATGGATATCAAGAAGACTTAACCATTGAGAGAAAAGACGTAAATGGAAATTATTGTCCCGAAAATTGTTGCTGGATTACTGGGTTTGAACAAGCCAGCAACAAAAGAAGAAGCGTATTTTTAGAGTACGGTGGGAAAAAGAAAACAATTTCTCAGTGGAGTAGAGAACTTGGAATAGGAAAAGAAACCATTGCGTATAGGGTACATGCCGGATGGAGTGCGGAAGAGTGCTTATTTGGTAAAAAGAACAGAACTGGAAATTCTAGCCCTAGAATGAATATCCCTGACTATTTATCTTAAAAGTAACAAAAGTTGTTGAACTCACCCTTAGAGGTTGACTAAATTCTAAGAGGTGGGTTGCGGCTCACCTCTTATTTGATTGAGAGGTAAGAGATATGGCATGTAAGAATGTTTGTAAACTCTGCAATCACCTTGTGTTGTCTACCGCAATTGCATTCACAGGTGGAAATCTTGTGGTTACTATTCCAGAAGGAAGCTACAATAATGGAGAAAAATACTGCATTGTTTTAGCACAATCTATTCCAAATGCAACCACAATTACTGCCCCAGTGATGATTCAGATAGGAACAGGAACAACATTGTATCCGCTAGAGAATCGTTGCTGCGCACAGGTAACAGCATGTGGTGTCAGAACAAGAACAAAATACGCAACCAGAGTTGTAACAAGTGCTACTGGTGGAGTGTTCAAAATGTTAGGAAACCCGGCATGTAGCCCGAATAACAATCTGACTGCAATCAATGGTACAGCCCCAACGACAGAAGCACCTGTTACGCAGGCTGTTAGAAAGGGGGCACTGTAATGCATAAAGTTGCAATGGAAATGGGAAAATGGGCTATGGAAAAAGCCAAAACACATGGCTTCGATAATCTCAGTTCTCAAGATTGGGACGATTTGAAAGATTGCATGGAATCCGTAAAGTGCGCGATTTGTGCAGATAAAGATTACAGAATCGTAGAAGCTATGGACGAATGCGAACAGGAAGAAAAGTATCTTGGACGCATGGGCTATGACCGTTACCGCTATTCAAATGGGCGTTTCGCTCCAAAAGGTAGGGGAACCAGAAAAGGTTATAGACCATATCTGTACATGGAAGATGATGACTGGATGGATGAGTATTTAAACAATCCAGAATTTGAGCACAATATGTACCGCATGGGATATCATCCAGACCGTAGTGATATGGAAATGGGTGACATGAATCGGAAGAAATCCAGATATGGCGAATCCTATGATAGATACGATGAGAATCGTAGGCACTATCACGATTCCAAAGACACGGAATCAAAAAGAAAAATGGATGATTCTATGAAGGAGTACACATCTGATATTATCCGTAATCTCACGGAAATGTGGTCTGATGCAGATGCAACGCTCAGACAGTCAATGAAAACTGACCTGACCAGACTTGTACAGCAGATGAACTAGAGCAATAAATGAATTAAGTCCTTGTCGCAAATTAATGCGGCAGGGGCTTTTTTCGTAGAAAGGATGGTGAGAAACCATGCTGAAACAATTCTATATGAATGGGGACTTATGGAGAGTGCGCTTTGTTTCTCCCAACGATAATGTTTTGATTGACCGTACAGGGAAACGCACACTTGCCGTATCTGATTATTCCACAATGACAATTTCTATTGCGAACAACCTGCATGGTGAACTTCTAAATCGTGTATTTATCCATGAATTAGGTCATTGCGTGATGTTCAGCTATGGTTTACTGCCAGAGCTTCACCGCATGGTCAAGAAACGATATTGGGTGGACGCAGAGGAATTTGTATGCAATATTCTGGCAGACTACGGCCATTTCGTGATTGGTACGGCCAGAGATATTTTGGGAAACCAATTCACATATGTAGCCCCTGTTAGAGCAGAAAGGATGATTGCATGAGAGGATTAGTCCGTCAAAAGCAAAAGGTATATTGGTCACGAATATCTGAGAAAACACAAGGATTAGACCGTATTAAAGTTTATGAGAAACCAGTTTTATACTCTTTTTCCGTATCATCCACTGCTGGAACGCCGGAAGAAATTGCAGCCGGAATAGTGCCAGATTACGACAGGTATATTACAAGCTTTAATCGAAATTTTCATCCACAGGAAGCGGACATATTTTGGATAGATAGAATCCCACAAATAAGCGAGGATGGAAACCTTATTTTGGATGAAAATGGAGAGCCAACAGTATTACCAGACTACACACTAAAGAAGATTTTAGACACACAAAAAGGCAATATTGCCAGATACGGAATTTCTAAGAGAGGAAACGAAGATGGGTAAGACAATAAAGTGTACCTTATCACAGAAATCAATCCAAAAAGCTATTGATGAAATAAAAAATTATCAAAAATCTTTAAGGAATAAAAATGAAATCTTCATAAAAAGATTATGTGAATTAGGGATTCCGGTCATTGACCAAAATATTTTGGCAGCACAAGGCGATTCTGATAAGAACCATAATACTTATATCAAAATCAACAGTTTTGGGGACTATGCAGAAGCTCATTTAATATGTGAAGGAATAGACCTTTTGTTTATAGAATTCGGTGCAGGTATTCACTACAATGGTGCAGCCGGTTCTAGTCCGCATCCAAAAGGAGAAGAATTTGGTTATATAATCGGTTCTTACGGACAAGGAAAAGGAAAAAACGATTCCTGGGTATATGTATCTGATTCTGGCGAATGGGTACGTTCTTACGGTACAGAAGCTACAATGCCAATGTATAAGGCAAGCGTAGAAATCATTCAGAATATCCGCAAAATCGCCAAAGAGGTGTTCTCTTCTTGAAGATGATACCAAAGTATACTGAATGATACCAACCAATTATGTTATGATTACAGTGTTAAATTGTAGCAAGATATGCAATGCGTTCACTATAAAGGTGGGCGCATTTTTTATTGTGAGGTGACAGATATGCCAGACACAATAGAATCCCCTGTATTAGAAGTTTTTTCAAGGTGGGGAGCGGCTGTTTCTAAGATTACTGGCGCAGACAATTACTCCATGGATGGGAGCGAGACAAATGCTTCTGGCAAAAAAGCATATGCACAGCTTTATATGCTCGGAAATCCAATTACGAGAGGTGACCTTGAAGGGGATGAATGCGCAACAATGCCATCGTTTCAAGTAAATTGCTTCACATCTGGGAGTAAAGCATTAACCAGATTGTATGAATTGGACAAGATAAGTCACAAAGCTATGGTGAACATGGGATTCCGTCGTACATATGGCCCGGAACCTATGTTTTTTGGTGACAGTGGAATCAAAAAGCTTGTTAGCCGATACAGCCGAATATATACAGGAAAATTACTTTAAACCAATGAACGCATAGACGTTCTTTTTTTATGCTTAAAACGAAAGCGAGGTGAGATTATGGATCAGATTTTAAGTTATGTAAAGCCAGAATTACTTATTGTCGTTGTAGTTCTTTATTTTATCGGGGTAATGATTAAAAAATCAGAAAATATTTCTGACAAATTTATTCCGATGATTTTAGGAATTCTCGGCATGTTAATTTGCGGTCTTTACGTTTTTGCAACATCTACGGTTTCCGGTTCACAGGAAGCTGCAATGGCGCTGTTTACTGCAATTACACAAGGAATTATCGTTGCTGGATTAAGCACTTATGTAAATCAGCTTATTAAGCAGTCTGGAAAAGAAGAGTAGAAAGGCGGTGATCCGCTATCTCCCGGCACAGGGTTACGTGCAAGAGAGTCATAGAGCCAGTTTATAGTTTGATAGAAAGAAAAGGAGATATAGCAATGGCAGAAAAAGGCAATATTGCTGGTGTATCTACAGTTGGTTCTCTTACTGGATATGCCGTTGAAACAGTGGCTGGTACTAAGCCTACAAAATTTATAATGCTTCACAGAATCAACGCTTCTGACGAAATTACCATTGATGTAGAGACGATTGATGCGTCTGCACTGGAAGACGAAATTGAAAGAACAATTGCTGGACGTGGTTCTACAGGTGGAACATTCAATGTAACAGTAAACGTTACAGACGAAACAATTGATGAGTGGGAAAAACTTATTGCTGCATACAAAACTGGAAAGGCATCTGGCTTATCAATGTGGTATGAAGAGTATTTCCCTTCTCTTCAAAAGGCATTTTTTACCAAAATTGAGCCACCAACAAAGATTCCAAAACCAGCCAGAGACCAGAACGGACTTCTTACAGTTTCCATGTCTCTGACTATCAATGAGTATGTTGGTGCTGATACCGCAATCAAACCAACAGAGGAAGAGTAATTATTACTGGGAGGATAGGATATGTACAAGATAATAACTATTAGCGGGAACGATTATAAACTGGAATATACAATTGAGGCTTCTTTATATGCAGATTGTGTTAAGGAGATAGCTGGATTGTTTTCCTCACTTGCTTTAGCTTCTGACGAAAAGGATGTTTCTAAAATAATTTCCAGCGTTGCAAACATTCCGCAGACTACGCTTATAGTATTTTATGCTGGGCTTATGGAACACCACGGAGATCACCCAGATGGAGACGGAAAAGTGCCGAATATTGCAACTGCAAAAAGGCTTCTTGCAAGCTATATTCGAGAACATTCTGAGGATGAATTTGGGAATTTTTACGGTGTTCTTGAACTTTGCATTGAACAAATGGAGGAAGACGATTTTTTCAATCTGACCGGAATCGGGACGTTTCTGGAGGATGCGTTCAAGACTTCCAAGAAGAAACCAGTGACTCAACAGAAAAAAACTACAGAGAAGTAATTTGGGATGAACTTTATCCAGAAGCGGTAAAAATTGGCATGAGCAAGCATGACTTTCTTCATTGCACCATAAAAGAGTTTCAACTTCGATTAAAAGCTTGGAGAAACCAAAAAGAAGATGAAATTAATCAGAAGAGCAAATTGATTGATTATCAATCCTGGGTTTCTGGTGCGTATGTTCAAATTGCTATAGCAAGTGCACTTTCTTCCAAGGTTTCATACCCCAAAAAGCCATTTGGAAGTGATGATAAAAAAGAATTGCTTCCAGAAAAGATTTATGATGAAAAAACAGAAGAGGAATTAAAGCAAGAAGAAAGATACTTTGAGCTTCTTGTAAAACAAGCAAATGCGAAACTTGACGAGATAGGTAACGAAGAGGGCAGGCAGGATGATTAGTCTTGTCTGCCCTTTATTTTTTTATGCAAAAAGGAGGGAAATTGAAAATGGCGGATAACACCATTGACACCCTTGATTTACAGGTTAGAAGTAGTACGGCAAAAGCTGTTCGGTCACTTGAGAACTTATCAAGAAAACTTTTGAACGTAAACAGTTCATTTAAGAATCTGAATACAGGTGGATTGCGCCATTATGCCAGAGAAATAGGAAGAGTATCTGCATCCATAAAAACATTAAATGGTGTTAGAGTTTCCTTACCTAATCTTGGTGGTCTTACAAAGCAACTCACCAGCATATCACGTGTAAATTTTTCAGCATTGGATGGAAGCGGGAAATCACTTAAAGATTTTGCGTCTGGTTTATTGTCTATCAGCGGTTTACAGAATATTTCTGTACCCAAAATAGATACTAAAAATATTAATTCAGTAACAAAAGCTATTGAAAAGCTTGGAAAAGTTGATTCTTCAAATGCACAGCAAACAATTAACAGTATACAGAAAGTGGCACACTCTATGTCTGTTCTTAATACTGTTGATTTTAGTGGTTCAAAAGTAATCCAAGGAATTAATGCAGTCAAAAGGCTAATGGAAGTCAAAACGGATAATTTTGACACAACCACTTTGGATAAAATTGCAAATTCCATGAAAAGCTTTTCTGATCTCCCAGATGTATCTTCCAGCACCAACCGTTTTGTTTCTTCTTTACAGAAACTTGTAAATGCTGGTGATAAGGCAAAACAGGTAGAAGTTGCACTTCCTGGGCTTGGAAAACAATTAAAATCTGTGATAAAAACGCTGTCCAGAGTGGGGGATGTTTCCGAACCAACTAATTTATTTGTACAATCCATCGGAAGACTGGCAAGTGCTGGAAACAAGACTAGCCAGACCGCTGGACAATTGCAAAATCTGGCGCAAGAAACAAAGAAGTTTTTCAAAGTAATGGAAAATGCTCCAAAAATCAGTGAGAATACCATCCGCATGACGGAAGCACTGGCGCAGTTGGCAAGTGCTGGCGGCAAGGTGAATACTGCAACAAATTCCATATCCAGTGCTTTTTCAAAATTATCATCTGGTACATTGAGTCTTGGAAATCTTGTAAGTAAAACTGCTTCTAAAATTGGTGGTGGCATAAAAACTATCATTGGTTGGTTTCAGCGTCTTGGAAGCGGTAGCTCTGGACTGAAAACTGCATCCTTTAATCTGAGCGCACTCTTTAAAACTGCAATTGGATTTAAGGCAATCCAAGGTCTTGTTGACTTTGGAAGAAGCGCAGTTGATTTAGGCTCTCAAATTACAGAGGTTGAAAACGTTGTAGATGTTGCGTTTGGCAGCATGTCTGATAAAGCTTATCAATTTGCATCCACAGCAAAAGAACAATTTGGATTATCAGAATTGGCGGCAAAGCAATATTCTGGGACCATGATGGCAATGATGAAATCATCTGGTGTTGCGCAAGATGCAGCTTCTAAAATGTCAATTTCTCTTGCTGGATTAGCCGGGGATATTGCATCATTTTACAACATTGATACAGATACTGCTTTTCAGAAAATACGCTCTGGAATTTCCGGGGAAATTGAGCCTTTAAGACAATTGGGTATTAATTTATCCGTTGCAAATATGGAGGCTTATGCTCTTTCAAGGGGAATTACAACATCTTATAATGCAATGTCCCAAGCTGAAAAAGTTGCTCTTCGATATAACTATTTAATGTCAGCTACAGGCGATGTGCAAGGGGATTTCGCTAGGACAAGCGGCACCTGGGCGAACCAGGTTCGTTTACTCACTCTGAATTTCCAGTCACTTTCCGCAGTAATCGGGCAAGGTTTGATTGCTGGCATTCTTCCTGCTATTCAAGCTCTCAATGCGCTTATGTCAAAGCTTATGCAAGCTGCGAATGTGTTCCGTAACTTCATGTATGTATTGATGGGAAAGAAACTAAAAGGTTCGCAGAGTGGAGTTAGCGATATTGTATCTAACTTAGGTGGTATAGAAACAGCTGGTGATGACGCATCTTCTGGGCTTGATGACGCTACATCATCTGCAAAGAAGCTGAAAAAGGCACTTTCTGTATTACCATTCGACCAATTAAATCAGCTTGCTGATAACTCAAACGATTCCGGGACTGCATCTAAAAGCCTTGGTTCTGGACTTGGCGATTTGGCTGATAGCTTTGCAGGAATACAAGATTCCTTGGACGAAGTTTTGACTGTCGATGAAACACCTATTAACAAATGGGCTTCCAAAATTAGAAAAGCATTCCTGGCGAAAGACTGGGAGGGTGTAGGAACTACTATTGCCGATATGCTTAATCTCGGAATGAGCAAGGTGTATGAGGTTATTAACTGGAAAAATGTTGCCCCGAAAATAACTGAGTTTACAGACGCATTTACAAGAGCATTCAATTCATTAAATACCAGACTTGATTTTGACTTGCTTGGAAGAACTATCGGGACGGGAATCAACACAGCTGTAAATACTCTTAATCAGCTTATTGGTGATGGCGGTATTGATTTTGGATTAATCGGCAGAAATATTGGTGATGGGTTAATCGGCGCACTGGATGAAATCAACTGGACTAATCTGGGTGAATTGCTTGGAAATAAGTTTATGATTTCCTGGAAAATGCTATCTGGATTTGTAAAACGTATGTCAGAAGAGGACGGCGCTGGTGTAACTGGTTGGGATAAGCTTGGTAGTTCACTTGGAAAAGCTTTGAATGGCGCTGTGTCCAAAATTTCCATGAAGGATATTGCAGATTCTTTATCTGGAATTTTAAATGGAGCGTTTAGAAGCTTGGCTGCGTTTACCAAAACTGTAAACTGGGATGAACTTACTAATAATATCACAGAGGGAATTTCTACTTTCTTGAAAAAAACAAACTGGAAAGAAAATGGACAAGCACTTGGAGATTTCATATCTCACCTGTGTACGGCGTTGAAAAATACGCTTACAAAAGACACTTTCTATGAATTTGGACAAGGTGTTGGAACATTCCTTGGTGAATTGCCATGGGGAGAAATCCTTAGTACCGCAGCTGATCTGCTATTAACTGGTCTTACCAGTGCATTAAACGGATTATTTGATGGATTAGAGGAAAAGCACCCGATAGCCGGACATATTGCAGAATGGCTTACAAAAGCATTTATTGCAGTAAAAATAGCAAATATTACAGGCATTGGAACTCTTGTTGGTTCGCTTGTGGGACATATTGCAGGAAAAATAGCTGAAAAGAAAAACGCTGAAATGATTGCTGAAAAGTTAGCAGATGTACTTGGAGATGGCACAAGTGGAGCAAAAGAAGCAATAAAGGATTTAGGAGATGAAGCAGAAGCAGCAGGAAATGGCGGGTTTACTACACTTGCAGAAAAGATAAAAAATCTCGGTGATGTCGCACAAACAGCTGGTGGACAATTCCAAGGATTTTGGGGATACGCAACCAATTTGGGTGCGACTGCATTTGTCGTGGAAGGTCTTGGACAGGTAAAAAAAGCTATGGACTTTAAAGATTCCACAGCTGACGCATTCAACGATTTTGAAGTTGTTAGAAAAGCATTGAAAATCATCGAAGACCAAACCGGAATCTCTGGTGATAAACTTATCGGACTTGGCGGTGATTTAAAAAATGTGAAAGACAATGCATTTGATTTTGATGGACAGCTCCAAACCGTAGAAACATCACTTGAAAATCTTGGAATTTCTTCTGATACATTTAAGCAAGCATTAAAACAAGCAATGGAGGAATCTGATACCTCTACAAATTCTCATGTAAGCAATATTAATGAATATATCGGTACGATGGGGACAGAATTTGACAATGCAAAATCTGCACTGGAAAGACTTTCAGATCAAGCAGTAATCACTCCAACGCAGTTTGATGAATTAAGCACTGTCCTTCAACAGCAAGAATCATCTGGAGCAACAGCTAGAGCTGCATTCCAAGCATTGATGGATAAAATGGCAGAGATGGGAATTGACACAAGAAAAGTTATAAAAGCTTTTTCAGAAGATGTTCCGAAAGCTTCATCAACAATGAGCAAATCAGTTGCAACAGCATCTGAATCCGTATCATCCAAGACAAAAACTGGCTTTGGTCTCGCCAATACTGCAGTAAGCACGGCAATGGCTGGAATGAAAAAAAGCACAGAAAGCACAATGCCTTCCATTTGGTCGAAGATAAAGAACACGAATGATGATGTTGAAACCAACTCTAAAACCAATTGGGGAAATTCCGCAAGCGCTGTATCGACAGCCCTCGGAACCATGGACACCGATACAAAAGATGTAATGGGTAAAGTTATGACAACCATTCAAAGTTATTGGTCTTCTGTTCTTATCAATACAAACCAGATTTGGGAAAAGGCTTCTGGTAAAGTTGACACGGAAACTGGAAAAATGAAAACCTACACAGAATCTAATTTGTCTGGGATTTCGGATAAAATTAAAAGGCTATTTAATGTTAATCTTACATCAATTGGTCGGGAAACAGCTCAATCATTCGCTGATGGCATGAAACAAGTACATTTACCGACTCTGACTTATTATATTTCAGAGTGGAGAAAACATGATCTTGGCGGTGGAAGAACCAGTTCTACACCAGTTTACAAGCCTAATTGGTACGCGAAAGGTGGTCTTTTCAATGGTGCACAGGTAATCGGTATCGGTGAAGCCGGTTCCGAAGCAGTTCTTCCGCTGGAAAATCCACGAACCATGAAGAAGATTGCAGACAGCATTGTTTCCAGTTCGGACGGAAGCATGGGACTTACAAAAGAAGAAATGGCAAAAGCAGTAGCACAGGGAGTTGCAATGGCAATGAGTACAAACAATGGAAATAAGAATCCGCAGTACATCATGAACAGTATTATTCTGGACGGAAGCGAGATTGCGAAAGCAGTAACAAAAGCCCAAAATGATACGGATAGCCGTTTCAAACCATCCCCGGCATATTGATTTTTGGCTGATTGTGTGGTATAATTTCTTCAATGAAGAAGTACACACGGTCTTGATTTTTGAGCCGCTAAGAAGAAATTAATATTTCTCGATTTTGAGGAATTTTTATCTTACTTGGCGGCTCTTTTTTATTTTATCCTGCCTGCATATGCAGTTGCCAAAAGAAAGGAGACACATGGAATTAGTAACAGTTAAAAACAATCAAATTTTTACAGATAGTAAAATAATATCTGATGGAGTTGGGATAAAACATCATTCCATACAACAGTTAATTGCGAAATATGAAAATGATATATCTGAGTTTGGACAGCTCGCATTTGAAATGAGACCTGTAAAATATTCCAGAGGAACTAATTTTGAAAAAATATATTTTCTAAATGAAGAACAGGCTACTTTTATCATTACATTAATGAGAAATAATAAAACGGTTGTCGCATTCAAAAAAGAACTTGTTAGACAGTTTTATTTAATGCGTCAGTTTATTTTTGAACGACAAAGTAAAAATTGGATTCAAACCAGAGAACAAGGAAAGCTCACCAGAAAAGCCGAAACGGATGTTTTGAAAAGTCTTGTTGAATACGCAAAATTACAAGGTTCTGAACATTCCGACAAAATGTATATTACATATACAAAATTAGCAAATAAAATATGCGGAGTTTCTGGAAGAGATAACGCAACCGCACAACAGTTAAGTAACCTTACTGTTGCGGAAAATATTATTCTTCATTGTATACAGGCTGGTATTGACGAAAACAAGCATTACAAAGACATTTACAAGGACTGCAAAAAGCGTCTGGAAATGTTCAAGGATATTGCTTATTTGGAAGTAGCTTAAATTCTAGGAGGAATATCATGTCATATAAAAATTACATCTTAATCCAAAAGCATTTATTCCGCAGTGAATACATTTTTGCAGATACAGAAGAGTATCTGGCAGACCAACTTTTTAAGAATGAGAAAATTAGAGTGAATTTCGGAAAAGAATTTGGACATACAGAAGAGAAGTATCTTCTAATTTCCTGTAAAATCTGGAATAAAGACCAAGGCAAGTTTTTTAGAGCCATGGAAAAACTGAGGAATAAAATGCCACTGGTCGGGAAAACCGACTATGAGGAATTTTGCAAGGAAACATTCAAAATGTTTGATTAATTAATTTCGGTAAAACCAGTGGGCTAGGTTGGCCGCCGAAAAGCGTAAACCTTGATACGCCTGTCCACTGTTTTTATAAATCAAGGATTCTGGCACAATACGGAGAGTGCCTACGACCAACAAGGAGGTTATCTAATATGAAAGGTAAATTATCAGATCTTTTTTTATCCAGCAAAGAAAGCGTTATCATCAAACCAGATTTAGCAGTAAAATTAGGGCTAAATGAAGCCATTGTTTTACGCCAAATTTATTACTGGCTTGAAATAAATGAAAAATTGCAAAGAAATTATTATGATGGAAGATATTGGACTTTTAACACGATGGAAGAATGGCAAAAGAATAATTTCCCATGGTGGTCTACAAAAACTATAGAAAGAGCTTTTAAAAGTTTAATTTCTTCCGGAATTGTTATCACTGGAAATTATAATAAAGACCAAAGAGACCGTACAAAATGGTATTCCATCAATGAAGATGTTCTTGAAAACATATTAAATGGTATAGTAAAGGAAAACCCAAAGACAAATAGCCAATGTGCATCTGGACAGAATGACAAAAGGCATAGACAAAATGACGAAATGCACAAAGACAGTTCGGGTGAAGCATTACCAGAGAATACTAACAAAAATTATCATTCAGAAAATACTATATCAGATACTACATCTCCTACGGAGTTAAAAGAAGAAGAGAAAAATGCATACCACTCTAACGAGTGGTTCAATTCTCAACATATCAAAAATATGTTGACCGAGGAGAACATCCAATATACTCCAATAGACCGTAAATCTTTTAACTGGTCTGCATTCAAGAACCAGGTTTCAGTACGGATTGAAGAACTAGGATATACGACAAGCCCATACACAACCAACCGATTCTTGGTAGTATCAAAATATTTCTTCAAGAGGTATGAAGAACGAACCAGAAAACCGCACATAAAAATCAATCAAGACGCTTTGGATAATATCCTAGACAAGTTTGGATTCGGGCCAAATCCAGATTATTTCCAGAATGTTGAGATTGAAACATACATGAAAGTGATTGATGAATACTTTGGCACTTCATTTAGTGAGTACACGGATCACCATTATTCGCATTTCATGTCTGGCTACATACGGAAAAATTTGTTAATGAAAATTGAGGACAGGGAGGATATTAACAGTTAAATATAAATTATAAAATTATATAAGCACATGTTGAGTTTTATAAGATATTGGAGTGGAAAACAAAGCTAAGAAACTTATCCGTGAACTGATACAGGAGGAAACAGATGGTAAAAGCCATAAAAGTAATGCTGATACCAAACAATGTACAGAAAACCAAGATGTTTCAGTACGCAGGCGCTT